TTCTTCTTTATATTCCAATTTAAACCATAATTATATTTCTTCAGTAGATTTAAATGCTTCTAGTGTAACTTTCAGAACAACTATTGGACCCGTAAATATAACAAATTCAACTGTATTTGAAGTTTCTGTGTATGAAGGAGTAAATGACTCTATACTTGTTCCTTTTGATGAAGAAGCATACACTCTTGTTTATTCTGATGGAACTATTGAAACTTTAAACTCTCAAAAACTTATTCCTAATTTTGATTCCTCAAATTCTCCAGCTCAAGGAAGAATTACTTTAAGAAACTTAAGTAAGACTGGAAATGCTTATATCACGATAACTTATAGCAAATTAAATTGCAAAACAAGAAAGAAAACTTATAATAGATGTAATTCCATCACAATCAATAAAACAAATATTGGAATCAATACAGTAGGAACTGGATTGAGTTATAGTAATGTATATGGAACAAGAATAGAAGATAAAATGATTTCATTGAATGTTGCGGATGTTTCCAATTTAGTCGGAATTTATGAGTCTGCAGATTCAAATTCTCCTATTCTCCCATCATTTAATGTAAGTTCAATTAGTGGAAACATAATTGATGTGAAAAAAGGAGAAAAAATTATAGGTTTGAATAGCAAGGCAGTTGCAACTTTAATTTCAAATAATGGAGTAAATAAAATTGAATTTGGATATTTAAATGAAAATATATTTGAAATTGGGGAATCTGTTGAATTTGAAGAGAGTAAATTAACTGCTGTTGTTAGTTCAGTTAATGTTGGAAGTCAAAATATTCTAAATTCATACATTTTAGATACAGGTAGTGGTAATACATATCTCGATATATCTAGAATTATAAGAAAACCTTCTAATCAAGCCCCAAAAAGAAAGATTACAATAATCTTTAATCATTATGTAATAGATGCAAGTGATAATGGCACTTTCGTTGCTGTAAATTCATATGATTTGGATAAGTATGAGGAAATTCCATTAATAAACACTATTAGTTGTTCAGATGTATTAGATTTTAGACCTAGGGCTTCAGACTATATTACATCCTCAACAACATCTCCTTTTGATTTTGAATCAAGAACCTTTAGTGCCCTAACGTCTTCGTCTTCTAGTGTAGTAGCTAAGGATAGTTCTTGTATACTATCTTATGATTATTATTTACCAAGAATTGATAAGCTATTTTTATCTAAATATGGTTCTTTCGATTTATCAAAAGGAATACCATCTATAAATCCAAAATTACCAAATACTTTTAATAATTCTTTAGAGATTGCAACATTATATTTACCCCCATATGTATATGACCCTAAAGATATTAGAATTGTAACCAATTCACATAAAAGATATACAATGAAAGACATATCTACTCTAGATAATAGATTGTCAAATGTTGAATATTATACTGCATTATCGTTATTAGAAGTTGAAACTCAAAATCTAACTATAACTGATCCAGATACTAATTTAAACCGTTTTAAATGTGGGTTCTTTGTAGATAATTTCAGCACAACCGATAATATTAGTAAATCTAGTGTTGATTTGACCAATAATCATTTAAGACCTCAACATTATACTACTGAAATTGATTTAGACATTGTAAATACCTTAGACTCTAATGTAACAAAGATAGGAGATAAAGTACTTTTAAAGTATACCGATGTTAAATACGAGGAAAATATATTTGCAACCAGGATTGAAAATGTAAATCCATTTAATGTTATAAATTGGCAGGGAAGAATTGAATTAAATCCACCAACCGATGTTTGGGTATCAACTAACCGCAGAAATCCAACAGTCAACACGACTTCAACTAGTTCATCTAGCTCAACATCATCTGTAAATTCAAATTCAACTAATCCATCCATTTCTAATGCAACTAGTACGAGTCAACCTTCAACTTCGGTGGAATCAGACTTGGATGATGATTCAAATACTGGATTTTCCCCAGAACGTTGGGATGGACCGGAACATTCTTGGATTGGAAGAAGACGTAGAAGAGAAGTGAGATGGTCAAATTCAACTTCTCGTGGAATTATCAATACATCTAGAAATAGAAGAAGATTCAGGCAAAATAGAGAAAGAAATCAAATAATTTCCACACCTCAAACTGATTCATCTACAACAAGTTCAAGAACTGGAATTACTCCGGCTAGTAATCCTGAAACAACTACAAACACAACCAGCTCGACTGTTGGAGATAGAGTAGTTTCTAGAGATCCTGCAGTATTAATGAGATCTAGAAATATAAGCATTACTGGAAGAAGTTTAAAACCAAATACTAGATTTTATCCATTTTTCGATAATGTTAATGTTGAGAGTTTTGTTGTTCCAAAATTAATTGAAATTGAAATGGTTAGTGGGACATTTACTTCTGGAGAAAATATTGAAGGGGCTTTAAACACGGATACAATAAAATTTAGATTAGCAAAACAAAACCATAAGTATGGACCATATAATAATCCAACAGTTACATATACAAATAATCCTTATAGTATAAATTCAACAATTCCATCAAATTATTCTTCTACGTCTACCATATTAAATGTAGATACGGCATCACTTGGAACACAATCAGAATCAGAATATTATGGCTCTTTAAAGATTGGGATGAGATTAGTTGGAAAGACGAGCACTGCTGTTGCTATCGTTAAAGATATCAGGCTTATTTCTGATAATTTTGGTTCTATACTATGTTCTTTTTATATTCCTGATCCAAGCAACGCATCAAATCCAAAATTTACAGTTGGAACTAAAACTTTTGTATTAACTACTAGCCCAATTAATTCAATTATTTTGGGTGGTGAAGATAGCAATGCTGAAGCTAATTTTACTTCAAGTGGGTTAGTTGAAACATTAGAGGGTATCCCTCCGTCACCTCCTCCACAACCTCCAACTCCTCCAACTCCCCCAACTCCCCCAACTCAACCAGGAATTACTACAAGTAGACCTCCTAGACCCAGAAGACAATATGTAGACCCACTCGCTCAATCATTTCAAGTTACCGAAGATAAGTATCAGAACGGTGTATATATTACAAAATGTGATGTATTTTTCAATACAAAAGATTCTAATAATATTCCAATAACTTTACAGCTAAGAACTATGCAAAATGGAGTTCCAACTCAAAATGTTTTAGCTGAAGTTGAACTAAGCCCAAATGAAGTTAATGTATCAAATGATGCGACTATTCCAACCACATTTACATTTAAGTCTCCGGTCTATTTGGATAGCGGTGTTGGATACAATGAATATAGTCTAGTTTTGATCTCAAATTCTGATGGGTATAATGTTTGGATATCTAGAATGGGAGAGGAAGATATTGTAACTACTAATATTCAAGATGGAAATAAAGTAATTGTTTCTCAACAACCAACTTTAGGTTCTTTGTTTAAATCTCAAAATGCTTCTACTTGGGATGCAAGTCAATATGAAGATTTAAAATTTAAATTATATAGGGCAGATTTTACCCCACAAACTGGAGCGATAACTTTATATAATCCAATACTAAATGTTGGAAATAATCAAGTTGCAAAATTAAGATTAAATCCAATAACAGCATATTCTCGTTCATTGAAAGTTAAATTATCTTCTAATTTAAGTACTTCAGATATAAATCTATTGCAAACTGGTTATGCTTTAACTCAGACTTCAAATTCTGATTTTACTTCTAAAGTGAAGTCAATAATTGGTTCAATTGCAACCGGAACTACCTTAACTATTATAAACTCTGGTTCTGGCTTTACAACTTCCATCACATCATACACAAATGTTGATTTAGTTTCAGTGACTGGCTCGGGAAGTGGAGCTAAAGCTACTATTGGAGTTGGTACTGAAACTGTTTATACTGCGACAATTACTAATGGTGGAAATGGTTATTCTGCTGGGGATGTTCTGACCTTAGATTATTCTGATACTGCTAATAGAGGGAAAGATGTGATTCTTTCTTTACCAAGTACATCTGGCATAATCTCAGCTTCTAATGCGATTATTATTGATGAAGTTCAGGGAGACCTAACAATTTCAAGCGGAGATTTAGTCATTAATGGAACAACTCTCACTGGAATCTACCCATCTGAAGCTCCTGAAGTATTATCTGATGGATTACACTTTAAAGTGAATCATAATAATCACGGGATGTATTCTCAAAGTGACCTTGTTACTTTATTTAAAATTGAATCAGATGTTCCTCCTACAAAATTAATAGCAGGTATAGGTGCATCAACATCAACTATTGAAGTTGAAAATGCTAGTGCATTCCAATATTTTGAAGGTAAACTTGTAACTGTTGCTTCTCCAGGATATGTGATTATTAATAATGAAATAATTGGTTATACTGCAGTTAATACTACTTCTGCACCATATTCAATAACTGTCAATACTACTCCATCTTTGGGGCGCGGTGTTGACCAAACAATACCAACTTCTCATTTAATAAATGATTTAGTATTTAAATATGAATTTAATGGAATTTCTCTGAGGAAAATAAACAAGCAACACTCAATGTTGGATACTAATATCAATAGTTATCCAATAGAATTGGATGATTATCATCTAAAAATTGCAAGTGACAATAACAAATACTTTAAGCAGTATAAAACAGGAGGTTCTTATTCTGATGTTAGCAAGAGTATGGCAACCCAAAATATTTCTTACAGTGTATTAAGGCCAATTACTAATATAATGGTTCCACCCGATACCTCAGTAGAATCAAGTATCAGAACTGTAACCGCATCTAGTGTAGATGGAAGTGAAGCATCATTTGTTGATATGGGATTTGAAGATTTTTCATTAGAATCTACTAATACTTTCAGTACAATGAGAGGAATATTTTCAAGAATAAATGAAGTTGAGTATTTAGATACTCCCAATAACAAATCATTAGCACTTCAAATACAACTGCAAACCAATGACACTGCAGTATCTCCTAAGATTGATTTAACAAGAGTTGCTGTTGTTGCGACAATGAATCGTTTAAATAATCCAATCACTGATTATATTACGGATTCTAGGACTAGTACTTTCGAAGACGACCCAATAGCTGCTATTTATATTTCACCTATTGTAAAATTACAAAAACCATCAGATACTTTGAAGGTTTTATTTGATGCATATAGACACGCTTCAAATGACATAAGAGTTGCATATAGAATTTTTAGAAATGATACTCCAGATGATTATCAAAAATATCAATTATTCCCTGGTTATGGAAATATAGATTCAAGAGGTAATATTATTGATATTGGAAAATCTACGGGGCTTCCAGATATATTAGTTACACCCTCGGGCAATGAGGATGAATTTAAATCATATGAATATAATGCAAAGAGTGAAGTTCTCTTTACTGGTTTCCAAATAAAAATAATGAGTTCTGGAACAGACCAGGCAAATGTTCCAAAGATTAGAGATTTAAGAGTCATCGCTACTTTATAATTATGATACCAGTTCAAGGACACACAGGTTTATATCGAGATTCAAATAACGCTATCGTTAGTATGAATGATAATGCATATAATGAATATTTAAAATCAAAAAATAAATTAATTGAGAATCAAGAAAAATTGTCAAAATTAGAAAATGAGATATCAGAGATTAAGAGTTTATTAAATGAAATCTTAAAAAATAAATAAATTAAATACTAATAAATTTAAATGGCACAACCAAATTCTAGAGACGAATTGCTTGAATATTGTTTAAGGTCTTTGGGTGCTCCAATTTCTGAAATTAATGTAGATGAAGAGCAGTTAAATGACAGACTTGATGATGCCCTTCAGTATTTTCAAGAAAGACATTTTGATGGAATACAAAGAGCATTTCTAAAGCATAAATTATTAAGAAGTGAAATTGATATTATTAAAAAAACTCCAACATTTCAAACTGTAAATTCTGCCACTGGAATTACAACTGCAATCATAGAGGAAGCACAAAATTACATTCCTTTACCGGATACAGTTGTTAGTGTTAGTAATGTTTTTAAGTTAGATACTAGTAGTATTTCTAGTGGGATGTTTAATATTAAATATCAAATATTTTTAAATGATTTATATTATTTTGGAACCCTGGATTTATTAAACTACGCGATGGTTAAAACTTATCTTGAAGAAATAAGTCGAGTAATTTCTCCAGATGTGCAGATTAGATTCAATAAAAAAAATCATAGATTATATTTGGACATTGATTGGAGTCAAGTTACTGAAAATTATTATATTATCATTGATTGTTATAGAATTGTTAGTCCTGAAGAATTTCCAAAAATATATAATGATTATTGGTTAAAGAAATATTTAACCGCCTCAATTAAGAAGCAATGGGCACAGAATTTGAGTAAATTTAATAATGTCCAATTGTTGGGAGGAGTTACAATGAATGGAGATAAAATGTATGCAGATGCAGAAAGAGAACTAGAAGCAATTGAAAAACAGTTAAGAGATGAATATGAACTTCCACCTTTAGGTTTAATAGGTTAAATAAATGGCGCTAAATCCATTTTTTCTTAATGGTTCACGAACCGAGCAAGGTCTTGTTCAAGATTTAGTAAATGAACTCATTCGAATGGGTGGACAAGATGTTATATATCTTCCAAGAAAATTTATAACAGAACAAAAAATCATTAAAGAACTATTAGTATCAAAATTTGATTCTGGCTTTACAATTGAGGCGTATGTTTTAACTTTTGATGGGTTTGGTGGTAATGGAGATATTTTAAGTAAATTTGGAGTAAGAAGCACGGATGAAGTCACTTTTGTGATTTCAAAGGAAAGATATGAACAAAGTATAATTCCATTCATACAAAATAATGCTGATATAAAATTGACATCAAGACCTCAAGAAGGAGATTTAATATATCTACCAATAGATAATGGTCTATTTGAAGTTAAATATGTAGATGTTAAAAAACCTTTTTATCAATTAAATAATTTATATACGTACCAACTTAAGTGTGAATTATTTGAGTATGAAGATGAAATTATTGACACGGGAATAGAACCTGTTGATAACAGTGTAAGAAATTTTGGGTATATTCAAACACTTTCTATGGTTCCAAATGATGCCACCGCTTCAAATGTAAGCGTATCCTTAGCTTCATTGACTAATCAAAAATCAGTATATTATGTGGATATTATAAATGGAGGATATGGGTTTAAATCAACTCCTACTGTTTTGATTGAAAATGCTCCATCAGGTGGAATTAATGCAACCGCAGTTGCAGTTTTAAAATCATTAGGAAATCAAAGTACTGTAGATAAAATTTTAATTACTAACCCTGGAGTAGGATATACTGAACCACCATTTATACAGGTCAATTCTAATACTGGAGCTGGATTTATTGCAACTTGTAGAATAGCAACCGGAGTATTAGCTCCCATTAATATTATAACTCCTGGAACTGATTACTCTTCGGCGCCTGTTATTTCAATATCAACATCTCCATCTGGAATCAATGCAGAAGCTATTTCCATCATTAATACTTCTGGTATTCTAACCGCAACAAGATATCTGAGTGCAGGAGCGGGGTATATAGCTGCACCCTCTATAACAATTGGAAGTCCAATTGGAATTAGCACAGGAACTTATCAATTCAATGAAGTAGTCATTGGGGAACAATCTTCAACTAAAGCATACGTTAAAGACTGGGATTATAATACAAGAATTCTTAAGGTTTCTATTATTGATGGGGGGTTTGTAGAGGGTGAAACTATTGTCGGAGTTGGTGCAAGTTATAAAGTATTTTCAGTTGAGGACTATGATTTGTATGATGAATTCTCTTCAAATAAAGATATAGAAGATTCTGCAGATGCAATTTTAGATTTTTCAGAGAAAAATCCTTTTGGTAATTTCTAAATAAATAAAGAAATAGCTTCATTATTATGGCAATTAATTACTCCTATCACGAAATAATAAGGAGAACTACTGCGGCATTTGGTACTTTATTTAATGATATTTACATTCGCCATAAAGATGATGAAGATGAAGATTTTAGTTATATTAAAGTTCCATTAAGCTATGGTCCAATTCAAAAATTTCTGGCAAGGGTTGAACAAAAACCAGAATTAAGAAACCGTGTAGCAATAACACTTCCTAGGATGTCTTTTCAAATAGGGCAATTATCCTATGACTCAAGCCGTAAATCATCTACAATGCAAACTTTTAAAGCGGCATATGGTCAAAATGGAACTCCAACAAATGTTTATATGCCGGTACCATACATACTACCATTTGAATTGTCAATAGCTACAAAATATAATGATGATATGTTTCAAATTATAGAGCAAATATTACCTAGATTTCGTCCAGAATTTAATCTCTCTGTGAATTTAGTTTCTACTCTTGGAGATACCAAAGATATACCAATTATTTTACAAGGAGTCTCTCCGTTTCAGGATAATTATGCAGATGGCACTTTTGATACTAGGAGATTTATTGAATGCACCCTAACGTTTAATGCTAAAATATTCTTCTATGGTCCTATCCCTGGAGACGATAATCAAAAACTTATTAAAAAGGTTCAAGTTGATTATTATACATCAACAGACAGAGTAAATGCATCCAGGGAACTTCGTTACATTGCAACACCCAGGGCTATTAAAGATTATAATAGT